AGACAAATTGAATTATCTGGATGTGATCGCTGATGATAAGAAGCTGATTGAGGGATATACGGCTATCGTAAAAGAGTTGGCTATTAAATACGGAGTGGCGTAGCAGGGAGGATTGACATGGAAATTGTAATAGCAAGCATCATCTGCTCGATCATGGTTTCTGTTGTTACAAGCATTATTATTACAAGGGAATACATGAGCGTTACTCAAAACGAGGTAGATAGGATGTTTAACATGAGTATTAAGCTTGTCGAGGGTGTTGTAAAAATGATGGCTGATAGATTTGGAGCAGACCAGAAATAAATTACGACAATCCAACCTGCATACATAAGTGAGGTGATAAAAATGAACACCGCAATTGCATTAAAAGAAACATTAAAAACGGCGGAAATCGCAAAGATTACCGGTTGCTCCGTGAACGAAGTACGATACCGCATGAGACACAACATCTGGACATTTGGAGTCGTGCGGAAGACCGGGGCAGTAAAGAAACACTATGAAGCTACTATTTCCGAAGTGGCTGAGTTCTTCAGACTGAGCCGGGAGGAAGTGATAGAAAGATTGGAAAGGAAGTGACGATGTGAAAAGACTGACAGTAAATCAGATCGAGAAATTTATCCAGACTCTGAAATCCGTAGAAAAGATAGACGGTGATTCTGAGGAGCAGAAGCAAGTCGCAATCTCGTATCTAACGAACTATCGCGTCAGATTGGAAGAGCGCGGAAAGAGATCCGTAAAACTAAAGGAGGACAAGCATGGAAATTAAAGGAACCTACCACTGCCAGACTACTCAACACACCAACACATTAAATAGCTGGGATATCCGGTCAGTCTCCGTAGAGCTGCCGGAAGTGCAAGACAAGCCCTACTGGCATAAGGTTACAGCATCTGTGATCGGGTTCGTGCTGGCGTTGATTGGATGGTGGCTAGTGGTTGGGTATTAAAAATGAGCGCTGTCATAGGGCGGCAACCCTCGAGCACTCAAGAAATTAAACCAGTTAAAGTATAGATAAAATTTGAGGAAAAGTCAAATGATTACAAAAACAATACTTAGCAACCATGAAGAATGGCTTAAAAATAGAAAAAATGGAATCGGCGGTTCTGAAATTGCCGCTGTAATCGGGAAGAATCCATACATGACAAATGTAGAGTTGTGGGAGTTAAAAACAGGGAGAAAAGAAGCGAAAGACATTTCAAATCTTCCTTATATTAAATATGGTACACAGGCAGAGCCATTATTAAGAGAACTCTTCCGGCTGGACTTTCCAGAATACCAAGTGAGATATGAGGAAAACAACAGTTTTCGAAATGATAAATATCCCTGGGCGCAGGCTTCAGTAGATGGTTGGCTTTTTGATGGAGATGGGAGACTCGGAATCTGGGAATGCAAGACAACGAACATTTTAAACGGAAATATGAGAAAGAGATGGGACCACCAGATCCCGGATCATTATTATTGCCAGTGCTTGCTGTATATGGCAGTTCTTGAGGCTGATTTTTGCGAGTTAAAAGCGCAGCTAAAAAGTGAATATGCTGGTGAGGTATTCGTTCAAACAAAACATTACCATTTTGAACGGAAAGATGTGAAAGAAGACATGGAATACCTGATGAAAGAAGGAAAACGATTCTGGGGATACGTGGAGCGAGATGAATGCCCGCCGCTTATCCTTCCGGATGTAATAAGAAGATAAAGGAGAGAAAAACATGGAATTAAGAGTCAATGAAGTGAAAATGCCGGAGAAAATTACATTTAATTATGAAGAATTAAGGTCAGAAATACAGAAAATAGTAGAAGACCACAGTAATTTAGTGTACACCGGAGAGCAAATTAAGGATGCTAAATCAGATAAAGCAAGCTTAAATAAGCTAAAAAAAGCCTTAAATGACGAAAGAATAAGACTGGAAAAGGCTTATTTAGAGCCATTTAACGAATTTAAGACTCAAATTAACGCCTTAATTAAGCTTATTAACGATCCTATTAACCTTATCGACAAGCAAATTAAGGAATTTGAAGAGTACGAGAAGCAGGAAAAACGGAAGCAAATCGAGGAACTCTGGAACAGTAAATCGACACCGGTTGAAATTTCTTTGGAGCGTATTTTTGACAGTAGATGGTTAAACAAAACAACATCCATGAGGTCCATCGAAGATGTTATGAATGCATTTATCACAAGCGTGGAGAAAGATGTGGATACGCTTTCGAAATTACCGGAATTTGGCTTTGAAGCATTAGAAGTCTATAAATCCACTCTGGATATCAACAGGGCGTTAAATGAAGGGCAGCGCCTAGCAGAAATACAGAGGAAAAAAGCAGAATACGAAGCAGAACAGGAAAAATTGAAAGCAGAGAAGGAAGCGAAAAAGGCAGCAGAGTTCCAGAAGAAAGAAGAGGATCTTCCTGGACAGATTGGATTTACAGACGCAAAATCTTTTGAAGAATGCATGAATCCACCGGAAACAGAGATGGCAAAGTGCGTGACAGGGATTGAAAAGGAAGTATTTGAGGAGTGCGTAGCTAGGGAGCGCCAGTGGGTATCATTTCAGGCAAATTTAACAACAGAGGACGCTTTGGCATTAAAAGCATTTTTCAATAGCAGAAACATTGAATTCAAAGCAATTTAAGAAAGAGAGGAAAAGAAAATGGCAGTAGGAAATAGTTTAACAGCAAGAAAAAACACAGGAATCTCAGCATATTTGACACAGGAAGCAGTTAAAAACCAGATCAACAACGTAATCGGTGGGAAGAATGGTCAGAGATTTATTTCTGCAATTGTATCGGCTGTAAATAACAATGCAGCATTACAGGAATGCACGAATCAATCGATCCTTTCCGGTGCGCTGCTTGGGGAGTCGCTGAACCTTTCACCGTCTCCGCAGTTGGGACAGTATTACCTCGTACCGTTTAATGACAGAAACAAAGGTAAGGTGGCGCAGTTTCAGCTTGGATACAAAGGGTATATCCAGCTCGCAATTCGTTCCGGGCAGTACAAAAAACTGAACGTACTGGCGATTAAAGAGGGCGAGCTTGTCAGGTTTGATCCTCTGAACGAAGAGATTGAGGTGCATCTGATCGAGGATGAAGAAGCAAGGGAACAGGCTGAAACAATCGGATATTATGCAATGTTTGAGTATACAAATGGGTTTAAAAAGGCGATCTATTGGAGCAAAAAGAAAATGGAAGCCCATGCATTAAAGTATTCCAAAGGATATCAGGCGAAAAAGGGGTACACGTTCTGGGAAAAGGACTTTGACGGAATGGCATATAAAACTATGCTGCGCCAGCTGATCTCTAAATGGGGAATCATGTCTATCGATATGATGTCGGCAATGGATGCAGATATGGCAGTGATAAACGATGACGGAACAAAAACATACATCGATAACGATAGCGATACGGAGATTATCGACATGGAACAGTCGCAGGAAGAAAAAACTGAATCTTCCGAAAGAGGACAGAGCGCAGCAGCGGCATTGTTTGGAAATTAAGAGGTGAATTGATATGAATAAAATTATTTTATGCGGAAGACTGACAGCAGATGCGGAAATGAAATACACAAATGACGGGAAAGCAGTAGCAAGTTTTAATTTTGCCGTAAACCGCAGATTTAAGAGGGACGGAGATACAAGCGCCGACTTTTTTCGGTGCGTAGCATTCGGAAAGATTGCGGAAACATTCGAAAAGTGCAATGTTGGAAAGGGAACGAAACTCTTAATTGATGGAGAAATGAGGAACAACAACTATGAAAAAGACGGTGTGAAGTATTATGGAATGCAGATGATCGTCAGTGGATTTGAGTTTTGCGAAAGCAATGGAAGCAGCGGACAGTCTGCTCCGCAATATGGACAGCCGGATCCCGATGGATTCCAAAACGTCCCTGATGGAGTTGATGAAGAACTTCCGTTCATGTAGGGCGATCACATGAAGAAAACAAGAGAATGCATACATTGCGAGAGATTTTGGGAGTGCAAAGGCAAGGAAAAGGATGAGCCTTGCCTGCACTACAAAGAAAGGAAAGAAAATGGCAGTAAACAGTAAAAAGAAAGGTGCAAGATTTGAACGGGAATTAGCTGGTATCTTCCGTGATTATGGATATCAAGAAGCGCGCAGAACAGCGCAATACTGCGGAAATACAGGCGATGCTTCAGACGTGGTTGGTCTTCCTTTAATTCATGTGGAAGCGAAACATCAAGAGCAGATGCGACTTTATGACTGGATGGATCAAGCAAAGAGAGATGCCGCAGCGAATAGAACGGGAAAGCTTCCTGCTGTATTCCATAAGAAAAACAATCATAAAATCCTTGTTACGATGGAGCTGGATGATTGGATGCAAATATACCGCGAATACCAATCTGGAATGCAGATAGATACAGAAAGGCTGTGATTTAATGTCAAAACGATACTACTGGCTTAAGCTACAGAAAGATTTTTTTACACAGCCCAAAATTAAAAAGTTACGGAAAATTGCTGGCGGCGATACTTATACCATTATCTATTTAAAAATGCAACTGCTGAGTTTAAGCAATGGTGGAAAGCTGTTTTTTGATGGGATTGAAGAGAGTTTTTCAGAAGAAATTGCTCTGACAATAGATGAGGATCCAGACAATGTAAAAGTAACTGTACAATACTTGCTATCTCAAGGACTTATTGAGCCCTGTTCCGAAACAGAATTTTTAATGACGGAAACGCAGTCTTTAATCTGCTCGGAATCGGAATCAGCGGAGCGTGTCAGGGCATCAAGAAAAAATAAGGCGTTACAATGTAACACGAATGTAACGGAGTGTAACAACAATGTACAGAAGTGTAACACAGATATAGATATAGATATAGAGTTAGATAATAGAGATAGAGTAAGAGATAAGACTGATAGCAAAATAAGCTATCAGCTGATCGCCGACACATTTAATGATATCTGTAAGAGTTTTGATAGAGTTGAGCGGATTTCCGATAGCAGGAAGGAAGATATTGATGCAGCCTGTAAGAAATTTGGTTTTGAACAGATCAGAACCGCATTTGCAAAAGCAGAGAACAGTAAATTCCTGAAAGGCGAAGAATGCAAAGGGGCTTATAAATTCAAGGCGAATTTTAACTGGATTATCAAAGAAGAGAATTTAAAAAAGATTCTAGGAGGAAATTTTGATAATGAGCCGGGAAGAACAGAGAAGCAATCAAAACCGCCGGTAAGCAGAAACTTAAACAACTTTGAGCGCAGAGGATACGACATGGACTCTCTGGAAGAACAACTACTGAACTCGAATTAAGGAGGAAGAAAATGAAAGAAGAATTATTAAAAATGGCACAGGAGTGTCTCTCCGAGGAAGAAGTAAAGGAAATACTCAAAAAGAAATTTAAGGAATCGATAGAATCGGCAATAGAATCAGCGTTTAGATGGGGAAAAGTAGAAAGTGCACTGAAGAAAAAAATAGACGAAGTTATGGTGCCGTACATAGAGAAGTATGATTTTTCGGAATACCTTCCAAAGTTGGATACGGTGCTTACAGAAATCGTAAATTCCGATGCTTGTATCGAGAATAAAAAGATTCTGGAAAATTTTAAGGAATTATCAATCAAGCAGGAAGAAAAAGAAATGAAAGTCACTGATCTGTTTGATGCATGGATTGCAATGTGCGAAAAGAAGATCAGTACAACTGGTCTGGAAGTGGAGTTTGGCGATGGACCATACTACGAATCGGTCAGTTGCGAGATGATAATAGAAGAGCGTGAAAGATCTACTTGGAGCTCCCTGCATAGGGCGGTAATCATTTTCGAAAACGAACACGATGAAGAGTTGAATATGGAAATTCCGATATCGAAATGGGATTTTGAGAAAGAGTATACACTTGACAGTTTGGGATGTGTAGACATTAAGTCGTTGAGATACCTTGGGGAATTTGACATGCTGTTGCTGAGATTACAAAGATCGGGAACGAAAATCATCATAAACGAAATGGAAGCAGATGGAGAAATATGTCCAGAGGAAGAGCCGGAAGCAAGCTTTAGTTAGGAGGAATTATGGAACCAAAGAAAGTAACAATAAATTACGCTCTGCTCTGTAAGGAACTAGAAAAGCAGGGCAAGACGAAAGAGAAATTCTCGGCAGAACTCGGGAGAAGCAAGTCTTTTGTCTGCAATATGACGAAGAACCCGGAACAGACAGAAGATTTTGAAAGAACCATGTGTTTACTTCTCGGACTTGAACCGGGAAGTCTGGTAAAAGAGCCGGAAAAGAAAGGTATGACCGCAGCGCAGGCACTTACAGTCATCCGGGATGAGATTTTAGAAAACCGAAGAATCATGCAGGAGAATTTTGAAAAGATCTGGAACAAGATGAACACCAACACCGTCCAACTGGAAAGAATCAAGGACAAGGTCAATACGATGTCAAAGACCGATTATGATAAGGCGGTGGAATGGTTAAAAGATAAAATGGCAGGCGGACGATATGACGGAGCGAAACTGCTCATGGAGTCAGATGCAGCGGGAATCAAACGGTCAGATGTTATGAAAGCGAAAGCAGAACTTGGAGTAAGAATCCAGACTACAGGGTACGGAAAGAACACAAAAGCATGGTGGAGTTTAGAAAGGGAGTAAGCATGGACAGAGGAAAATACAGCTTTAGCAGCCATAGAAAACAGTCTGCAGGATTCAAACCGGGCAATATGGCAGCGTTTATGTACGGCAGCACCAAGCGCAAGAGAAAGAAGAGGGTGAGAGGAAAATGAGTAGAGCAGCACATTTTTTGGATAAGTACCGATTCCAGATTGAAGAGATGGCGAAACTCGGATGCTCGGATGAGCATATCCATAAAGTCTTACATGATATCCAGAAAGCGGAATTCCCGACAGAAACTCTTATCCGGTACATGGATGAAAACGGGATCCGGAAAAGAAGAGCAGCGAAAAGATGGACGCGGAACAAAGAGGTTGAGTGGGAAGGTCTTTGCAAGCAGTTAAGGAGAAAAAATGGGAAAAGTTGATGATTATACAGCTGGTAGATCACAGGGATTGATTCTGGCAAGAGAGATTGTAAAGAAAGACGGCATTGAAGGACTGGAAAAAGAAATCCAGTTCAGAAATATCACGGGAATCAACACAGCATTGACTAGAAAAGAGTTGAATATTGCCTGTGAGAAGATTAAGAGCATGACACTGGACACAATGATGGTGATCGCAGTCGCAACGCTGCATGATGAGTTCGGTTTTGCCGGGAAACGGTGCAAGAGGTTTATCGACCGAATGAACCTGAAAGCAGAGTGCCTGGTGGACGATATGGCAACGTGGGATGAATATACGAGGATGATAAAAGATGAGATCGGAATCGAGATGACGATACGGAGGAATGACTAATGCCAAAAACAGAAGAAACGCGCTTGCGAAAAGGCGACACGATCAAATGCGCTGATGCAGAGGATTGCGTGAGGACAATGACCGAATTGGCGGTCTGCGGGATAGAGACAGATTTTCTCTACGAAAAAGATGGAGAGAGTGGTTTATGGTTGGAAATAACGGGAGGAAAATTAGATGGATGAGAAGAAAGTTAGAGAAGCAATAGGAAGGCTTCAAGTTGGGATTAATGCGAAAAGAGAAATGATAAGGCACAATAAAGCATTTTTCCAGAAACAAGATAACAGTTATTTGGAAAGTGATATTGAAGTTTATTGCACAGCAATCGAAGCACTAGAAAAGCAGCTACCCCAAAAAGTGGAAGTTAAAGAGTGGAGTCCTGCCAGATGTCCTTCTTGTGGAACTGAATTATCTGAGTCTTTGGGAGATGGATATTATATGCATCCAACATTTTTAAAAAGATGTCCAAATGTAGATTGCAGTCAGTTACTTGATTGGTCGGAATAATATTCAAGTTCCCTGCGAGTGATCGTGGGGAGCGGAAAGGTAATAGAAAATGAAAGCACCTAAAGAAATAGCAAGTAAAGCAGAAAGATATGAGGAGTTAAAAAAAGAAATAGATACACTTTATGAAGAATTGGAAGAATTTGCTAATGCAAATGGCTTTGAGGATTTTTGGATAAATGGATTTGGTGTGTCTCAAGAACCTAATGGCGAAGAGCAGTTCAATGGAGAATATTGCGACCAGTGGATGCGCGGCGAAGATTCCGGCGATGGAATATATTACTATCCGATTGAAGGGAGTACGCAATATTTTTGGATAGCATATGCGTTTTGATTGGAGGTGCGAATATGAAATTTGATTATGAGGAAAAAGTAACTTATTTACACTGTATTGAAGTAGATACAGAAGATGAAGAATTGTTTGAAGAAGTAGCTGAAGAAATTCATGAAGAGATGTACGCTGGATGTGATGATGGAACAGATGTGGCTCTAAGCAAATTTATAGATGCATTCGGGGCAGATAATGTGACATTTATAGAAGATGGTAGTGGAACGACTGAATATGAAGCATATTAAACTGAGATAGGAGGGTTAATAACATGAACGTACTAGAGAAGATTTTGGAAGAGATAAAAGAAGTAGAGAAAAAGTTTGTAGCCGGACATAAAGTGTTATTTGCATTAGGGGCTACTGGAATGGTAACCGAAATCGAAGAAAACATTCGTTCCCACATGGATGAAGTTCCAAACTGTGGAGAATGTAACCGGAGAAAATGGTATCAGATTGGATATGAAGATGGGAAGAAAGATAAAGACTGGATTTCAGTAGAAGATAGATTGCCAGAAGATGATGATATGAGATTCTATATGTGTATTGTCGAAAATCACGAAGAGGATTTGCCGATGTTCTGCCAGTATGATAGTGAATATGGATTTGGATTTTGGCATGATATTTACGATTCGACAAGTTTAGGATTCGTTGATACGGTGTTTAAAACAAATGATGAATTGGGGTATGAAAAGGTTGTAGCATGGCAGCCACTACCAGAACCTATGAGAAAGGAATAACGATGGGAAAAGTAAAAGATCTAACAGGCATGAAGTTCGATATGCTTAAAGCGATAAAACAAGTTGGTATTTCTAAAAACAGATATGCAAAATGGGAATGTGAATGTGATTGCGGTAATCATGTTTACAGAACAACTGACGTTTTGAAAAGAAAGACAAGACATTCTTGTGGATGTTTGAACCAACAGACACTATCAAAGATGTCTGAATCAAATATAACACACGGCATGACTGGTACAAGACTTTATAGGATTTATAAAGGAATGTGTGGACGATGCTATTATACAAAGTCAGACCATTACAATGCTTATGGCGGAAGAGGAATAAAAGTATGTGATGAGTGGTTGAAAAATAAACAAAATTTTTTTGAGTGGGCTTTGAAAAATGGATATAGTGAAGATTTGACAATCGAAAGAATAGACGTGAATGGAGATTACTGTCCTGAAAATTGCACCTGGATTACTATGAGTGAACAATATAAAAATAAACAAAGCAATTGCAATAAAATGCCACTACCAGAACCATACAAGGAGGAATAACATGGACATTTTAATTACAATCGCATTCCTAGCCCTGTATTACATCCTGGGGCTAGGAACCGTGATTACTTTAAAGACAGGATTGGAAGAAGATGTGGAGTTGGAGTGTGAGGATTATTTAGCAGCGGCATGCTTCCCGATACTGTTGTTTGTGATTTTTTTAGATTGGATTGTGCGGAAGATAGTGAGGTAGGAAATATGAGAAAATTTAACTGGGATGAATTTAAAAATAAAGACAATAAGATTGCGGTGAATTGCAAG